CCGTCCACCACTTCATGCTTCATCTTTGTACCCCGGATTGGTTCGCTGTCCCCGTCCATCGTGATGTACTCCAAACAGTCATACATCCGTTCAGCCACACCGTTACATTCCCGCTGCTTTTCACTGCTTTCAGGGAAGTATTGGATGCAGAACGGGTTAGTTCTGAAATACCGTTTCCCAAGGAACAGGTCACTGCTTGGATTCAGGCAGAAAATAAAAAAACAAGGTTCTTCTAAACCCTGTTCAAGTTCTTCCATATGGATTTCATACCTGTCCCCAAATTCGCCATTCAGGGCAACACTGATTGCTTCGATTATCGCATTTATCACTTAAAGCATCCCCCTAAATATTTTTTAATCTTGTTTTCAAGCACCTTTGGGGCAATCTTTACAAGTTCCTGTTCCGATATGGTCATCATGAACTTACCCTTGACCCATCCCTTGTGGTTGGCTGTCCTGTGCCCGTATTCAACATAGCTTGCATATTCCACCGGGTTCACAATCTCAATGACATAGGTATCACCAAAATGGTGAACGGTCAGGGAATCAACATATTCCTGTGCAGATGCCCGTTTCTGACCAGTCCACCCACGCCTTAATGTTCCCCCCTTCTTTCCACTGGGGTTCACCTTCTTTTTGTACACATCGCCCTTCTTGTGGTTCTTGGAATCCCGCTTTGCGACAACCTCAATTTCATGGGAATAGTCACCCACCGGGGTTCTTTTCACCACCATACGCAACAGGCGGGCAGCAAGTTCCTTTGCACACGATTCCACAAAGTCATCCGGGTTTTGCAGCTTGTTCAGTTCATCCCTGAACTTTTCCAACCCGGAAATGTTAAAGTTCCCCATCCTACCCATCAGGCATATTCCTTGAACAGTTCAAGAACAATTTCCTGATGTGTCGGATATACTGCCGGGACACCGCTGCGGGTGTAGTCAGTGGTCACACCATCCTGTGTCACCGTGATTTTTGACCCCGCCCTGATTGACACATCAGGGGAAACGAACAACTTTGTAATCTGTGCAACGGTTGCTGCGGAATCCGTCTGAACAGCAGATTTCAGTGTTTCAAATGACAGCTTGCAGGGCTGATTCTCCAACACAACCACGGGTTCAGCCTTTGTCAGCTTGGTCTTTGCATCCCTGTCCTTCTTCATTTCCGTGACCGTCAAAGTACCAAAATAGGTTGCTTCAATAGCCTTTCTTGCAGCCCCCTGTGCTGCCCGGATTGCTTTCACCATCGGATTCTTCTGAAAGAATTAAATTCAGCCTTTCCATAGGATAAAAGGTAATTGATGAAGGAAGTCAGCCTTTGTTCAGGGGTCAAAGTCCCTTCCCCGGTTGCAAATACCGTGTTGGTGTCCCCGGTCTGAATCTGCTTGACCGCAAAATCCAAATCAAGGTTTTCAAGGTCATTCGGTGCAAAGGTTTTCTTGGCAAGAAGGAACTCACCCACCGCCATATCAACAGCGGTGTGTTCCAGTCCTTCCGGCACATCCTGCCAGTTGATTTCATTCTTGATGGTGCTGCGTACTTTCTCAATGCAGAAGGTCAAGGCAAATTCATCATCTGCCTTGACCTCATAACCGAAAGATTTCAGCCTTTCTTTCACCGTTTCTGTACCAAACATAGCACCCGCCCCTTTCAGATTATCCCCTTGAAATAATGCGGGCAATCGGGATTGCCTTGTGGTTGATGAAGCTGCGGTCTTTCTCTGCCTTTTCACCGGAATGTACCAGTGACCAGTTCTCACCGTTCTTCAACTCTGCATCAGTAGGGGACAAGGTTGCCTGGGACTTCTTCTCATAGGAAATACCGAAAGGTGCAAACACCTTCCGCTGCCTACTGTAAAGGGTATCTTCACCGCCATTCTTGGAAGGGTTGCGGTTCATTTCATAAGGCACTTTCACGCCTAACTCCTCATAGGAGATTGAACCGTTGCCCAGTACAAAGGTTGTGTACTCGGTGAACGCATCCACGAACACCACATAGTCACCAACCTTCACATCCTTGTAGCTTTCTGCAACAGGGGTCACATCTGCTGCCTTGATTTCCTTGCCCTCTGTGACGGTTGCTTCTGTGTCAGACACGACCTTCAAAGCACCTTCATCAGTGGACTTTGCCTTGATATAGAAACCTTCCTGCTCCACGGTTGGCATATCGTCATCAATGACAACCAACTTGCCATTCCAAGTATACAGGTCAAGTTCACGCTGCACACCCTGCGGGTCAGTGTACTTCAAATGTGCCACAAGGTTCAGGTTTTCAAGGTTCGTTGCAACATCGCTGTGCATGAACACAAGGCTGAACTTCTTCTTGTTCGCACCACAAGCCTTGTTGGTTGCACTGTTCAGGGTAGTTGCCGACATTTTACCATCGACCTTTTCAGTCACATCATAGGTGTGGTTGTTCACAAATTCAAGGTTCTTCGTCCCGGTCATGGAAAAGATACCCTGCATAACTGCAATGATGGTTGACTGGTCAACACCGTCCCAGTATTCACCGACCTGTTCAGCGATGTTCTGCATGAAGTCCACCCCGCCAGTGATGTCATAGGAAAAATCCTTTTCAACCCAAGCCTTGGCACGACCTACCACAACAACACCCTGTTCAAAGGTCTTGGTACTGGTTGCAGTGATGTCCGTCTGACCGTCATAATTGACCGCATCACCGTCAAGCAGCCCCCGCATCGCAATACGGGCGTAACCTGTACCGCCCTGACTTCCCCCAAGGGTGTCTTTGATGTCAGGGTTTCCCGCCAGTGCCCTTGACTTCTTGATTTCGTGCATATGCAGGTTCGGAACTCTGCCCACCATGTACTTGAACGCCTGCGGGTTAAAACTCTTAGAATCAAACTTATCGTTTGGCATACTTTTTCACCTGTCCTTTCTTTTTACTCGCCCAGTTTAGCATCAGGATTTTCCGCTAAATAGGCACAAAGTTCATCATAGTTCATTTTTGAGGGGTCAACCTCTGCACCGGGCTTCTGCTGTGCCGATGCCCCCGGCTGAAAGCCTTTGAATGTCTGCTGCTGTGTCTGCTGTGTGGCATCGAACAGGAACTTGGTATCATCAGCAGCGGTCAGTTTGTCAATCTGTTCCTGCAAGCCCTTGACATTCCCTTCCTTGTCAAGTTTGGCATCCGTCAAATCCAACAGTGCCTTGACCGCCTTGATATTCTTTGCCTTTGCCCCAGTCAGTGCCTTTTCAACAGCAAAGTCAACCTTCAACTGGTTCATTTCGGATTCATGGGTTTCCTTGACCTTGGTGTTTTCAGCCTGTAAGTCTGCAATCTGCTTTGTCAGGGTTTCATTGTCACCCGCTGCGGTTTTCAGCGTTTCAAGCTGCTTGTCACGGTCAGTCACCTGTGTTTTCAGCCCTGAAACCTCTGTCTGCAAGTTCTTTATTTCAGCAGCAGATGCCGACTTTGCATTTTCAATGTCATCCCCATTGATTTTCATAATGCTGTCAGCCTGTTCCTTGGAAAGCCCTAAATCCTCTAACTGTTTTCTTGTCATTTCGTTACCATCCTTTCAAATACGTTTTTATACGGGGTCACTCCCACATGATTATTTGGTTGTTCGGTTTTCTGTCTTGCCAACCCGACAAACAGAAAAGCACCCGTTGCCGGATGCTTTCCCCTGCTGCCATTTAACCCATGACTGGAAGATAATTTTCAGACCACCTTGCCCTTTCTGTTAAGTCTTGGTTTTCATGTACCCCTGAACCCCCTTTCTAAACTCATATAAGCCTTATATGCCCGCTGAAATCAATCCAGTGATATTTTATAAGGCAAATAAAAAACACCGCCTAAATGACAGTGTTTTTCAATCCCAGTGTGTGCCATCCTTGGGGTATAACTCCAAGATGGTGTAAAAGTTCGGTATGTCGGAAATCTGTTTCCCTTCCTTCAATGCTGTCAGGACTTCGATTTTTTCATCAAGCAGCCTGTCACTGTCCAAATCAAAGAACTGTGTCAGCATCGGCGGGAAATCCACTTCATTGAACAGTTCCCGCACCTTGACCCCTTTTTCAATCAGTTCCCGGTCAGTCATCTTCAATCACCCACTTTCTTCAAAAGTTCAACAATGGTTGCATCCAGTTCAGCAACCAGTTCAGGCTTGTCAGCCCGCAACAGGTCAATCAGGTCAGGTCTTGTCACACTCAATGCTGCAT